GAAATAAATGTTCTTGTTTTTTCAGATAAAAACTATACATATCCTGCTGATGAAATAAATCCTCTTCCTACAGGAGGAACAGGAACTCGGTTTCAGACTATTATAAATCATGGTGTTAGAGAAGAAATTCAACAAGCGCGAATACAAGATTGGGGTTGGGCTAGTAGAAGAAGTAGCACCTTAAACCAACGCGCTAACTACTATGTAGCTCATGATACTGATTTATCAGTAGATGGCTATTCAATTACGTTAAGAATGGCATACCTAAAATATAAATAATTTATTTTTTCTATTAAATATTTTTATTTATAATTTAGCCTCGATTAGTTAGAAGTATTTAACAAAAAAAATTTGAAATCGAAAAGAGCTTAAAGATAACACTATATTATAAGTATATAATACAATCATACATTATGGCCCGCACTCAGTCTAAGACCGCTTCTAGTACCCCTGCTGCTCCTGTTGTAGCACCTGCCCCTGTAGTTCTCAATCCTGTAGTTGATACTAAAACTGCTCCTAAAAAGGTAACTAAAAAGGAATCTGTTCCTGAACCTGTTGCTCCTACTCCTGCTACTGTAGAAACTTCGGAGACTACCCAGTCTCGTGAAGATCGTCATAAGGCTGCGCTCAAATCAGTTGATGACCAGCTTGCTGCCCTTAAAACTCTTCGCGCCAGCCTTGTTACTAATTACAAAGCGGATGGTGCTGATTTGAAGGCTGCTCAAAAGTCGGGTGGTCGTCGTCGTCGTTCTGCTCCTGTTGATGAAAATGCGCCCAAGAGAGCTCCTTCTGGTATTACCAAACCTACTAAGGTTTCTGATGCGATGTGTGAATTCATGGGTCGTCCTAAGGGTGACCTTATTGCTCGGACTGAGGTAACAAAGTTTATTACTAATTACATTAAGACTCAAAATCTTAAGGATGAATCTGTCAAGCGTCACATCAACCCTGATGCTAAACTTCGTTCTCTTCTAAATATTCCTCAATCGGACCAACTTACTTATTTCAATCTTCAGAAGTATATGACTGCTCATTTTCCTGCTAAGGTTCAAACTGCTTAAATAGTCTAAAAGTATAAATTTTATTTTTTTGGATTATTTTCTATATTGTGTATATATATGTCTTCTAACGAAGTAAATAGTTCATTTAATTTAACGACAACCCATAATACTCCAGAGGATTATTTAACAGAAAGAGAACGTAAAATTTTAAAAAGAACAGACCAATTAGCAAATAGAGCAAATGATAATAAAGTTATAGATTTTTTCAATTTAAGTCTACGTGAAATATTAATAAATTGGTCAAACAATATGCAAAGTATATTGATTGATATTACAGAAGAAGTAAATATTGATAATATTATAAAAAATTCCACAAATATTTTGGATTTTTTTAAAACACTACTATCTCAACTTTGGACTATATTTACAAAAGAATTCAGGATAATATATTTTGGTATTACACTTATGTTTATCAGTATTTTAATATATTTTATTACAATATCTAGTTAATTATAAACCAATTTTAAAACGTTGATTTTCCTTTTCCCATTGTGGATCATTTTTAAATAGTATTGTTGATGGGTCCAAAGTCTGAACTTTTTCATTAAATTTTGGACAATTTCCCCATATTACAATATCCTGTTTTGTTCGACCATATTGTCTACTACATTGTTTAAAATCATTTTCATTTTTACATGGAGTTAATTGAACTAAAATAGTATCCCATCGTTTCATTATTTCTAAAAATAAATTAGAACGACAGTCTAAAACAAAACGACGCAATACACGCCAATATTCAACAGGTATTCCTAAAAATTCACCTAAACGATTATCAAATAAAACTACCGGAATATCATATTCATCTATATTTGTAACACTCTTTGGGTCATTAATAAATAATACACTTGTTTGTTTTTCCATTATATCATCTAAATCTTCTTTATCTGAACCCACCATATACGTTTGATCCCATATTTCTATATAATTACGAACACCTTTTAAGCCATCCCTATATTTTAAATTTAAATTATAACCATACATAAAAATATTTTTTAATTTAATATAGACACGACTTATCGTTGTAAAATTTAATGTAACTCGATAAATTAATTTACCAAAATATTTACGATTATGTAGGTCAACATAAGCTTTCATATTATTCAAAATAATATCAATATCTAATACACGTTCATTTTTATCTGGATTATGAATATTATATAAAACTCGAGACTGTCCGATATTATAGTTTTTTAATATTTCTAAAAAAAATATACGCTCTTTTTTACTAAATCGCCCTGGAAGAATTTTTCCCAAAAATGAATAGTAATTTGCTACAGTTTGCTCTATTACCATTTTATAATCATAATAATTAATGGCAGAAGACATCTATATATATTAGAATAACAATTAAATATATATTAACTATGTTTACCACAAAAAATTGTATTAGGCTTTGCTTTATTACCACAGGGTTCTCCCTTTTTTGTTTTACCTTGACATATTGTATCGGTTGATGTATTTATATTATTTGGTTTATTTAATAATATTTTAGATTGGTCATTTATTATATATTTATCTAATTTATCCCGTTCTATATTAAAATCAGTTGAAATATTATCTAAAATAATTTCAACATTTTTTTTTACAATAAAATTTAAAACTTCTTCAATTCCTTCCATTATATAATTTTTTTAATTTGTTTTATTTTTAAGTTTAGAATACTATATTAAAATATACTTAATGTTATAGATTGATCCTATGGAAAATATTCAAATAGAAAAATCCGAATTAAAAGGCATTGATATTAATCAAATTGAAACAAATAGACCAGATATTAAAATATCTATTGAAAAAATAGATAATGAATATAAACCACTTTCTCCTATTCAATTTCCTAAAAGTCCAAGACTTGTTGAAGTTCCAAAGTCGGGTATAGAACTTTTAGAAAACCGTAGTAGAAAAAAAGAAAATTCTATGGATATAAATTTAGGAGGATTTAATTCAAGTGAAGAAATTTATGATATGCCCATGGAAGATTTTACGAATATTCGTGAAAAAATAGAGAACAATAAACCTAGTCTATTTGACTTTATTCAAAAAAAAGAAAGCAAAGATAGTAAATCAAAGGATAAAAAACCTAATTTATTTGGTGATAGTCCATTAAAAAATTTTATTAGTAATAAAGAACCTATTCGTCCTAATTTAGGAAAAGAAACACTACAAGATTTAAGTTTTGAAAATTATGATATATCTATGGATAAAAGTCTAGGTAATGATATGAAGTTTTCTATGGAAGATATTGATAAAACTCTTGGAGGCACGACTGACCCATTTGATATTCAAATACCTATAAATGACCAATTTAAAACGGAAGATAACAAACAAGAAGAAAATCCAAAAAAAGAAGGAGTAGATGATCTTGAAAATATGAATATTGATGACTTATTAAGTGAATGTGCTACGTTAAAAGAAAAACATGGAATCAATACACCATCTCATTTTAATCGTAAGACACCACCTGAAGAAGTAAAAGCTTTTATTCGTAGAGAACGTAAAAAACGTGAAAAAGTAAATGCTGAAAAATTAGGAGCAAAAATACTTCTTACTACAGTAACTGCTCTTGAATTTTTAAATAATAAATTTGATCCATTTGATTTAAAATTAGATGGTTGGAGTGAAAGTATTCATGAAAATATAGATGATTATGGTGAAGTATTTGGAGAACTATATGAAAAATACAAGACAAGCACTAAAGTTCCACCCGAAGTAAAATTAATTATGATGATTGGCGGTAGTGCTGCTATGGTTCATTTAACAAACACAATGTTTAAATCAAGTATACCTGGTATGGAAGATATGTTGAAACAAAATCCTGATATGATGAGACAATTTGCTCAGGCGGCCCAAACACAAATGGGGCAAGGTCCAGCAAAACCACCAACACAACAATTCGATAATTCACCATTAAATAAAAATATATCTGGCATAAATCCTATGTCGGCTCCACCTCCACCAGTTCAAACTAGAACGGAACAAAAAGGGCCCTCTCTTAATATGCCACCTCCTATGCGACAAAATATTGAAACGAATCAAGTTCCGGCTGGACCAATGAGACCTATTGCTCCAGTAGCACCAACAAGCACGGGATTACCTTCAATGCCGAAACGAGAAATGCGTGGACCCAGTGGGTTAGGCGTAGATGATATTTTAAAAGAAATTACATTAACAAATCCAACCACTGGAAAAAAATCACCAAGTGGTTCAGTGGTTAGTAAAGGAAATAACCAGCGTCGCACCATTAATTTAAATTTAAATTAAAAATAGACTAAATCATTACTCTGTATTGACTTATGAAAAGAGTAATATATTTTGTATGACATTCAAATGATTATAAGCTATAATTATTTGAATCATCATATAATGGTTTTAAATTATATATATATATATATATAAATAAATGGTTCTTATTGGAAAAACAAATGATTCTGGGATTACATGCTTACTATTTAAGATAAGGGAATCACTTGACAAAAATAATGTATTTATGATGTGTCCACTACACTCTATAAACCCTGATACTCAGAAAATAAAGATACAAGTACTAGGTGACCCCGATACTCAAATATCTGGAACTATCTATGTTACCGCTGTACTCTTTTCCGTTCAAAATACATTCCTAGATTGCGCACTTGGTGTTATAGAAAATCCTGAGGTTATTAATAATAATAATAATCTAAGGGATTTATCCTACCTAACCATACTATCTGATTATAGTGGTATCCTTAATAAAAAAGGTCAGATATATTTCGCTAATAAAACCGGTATTGTAAATAGTATAGATACTAAGATCAAAGATATAAACTATACACTAGGGTCTAATGAAAATATCTCTATTATTAATAATTTACCTACACCCGGTGGGTATATACTTACTGAAGAAGACGCTGCTGAGGGTTTGAGTGGCAGTATACTCCTTGTCGATAATAGTATCATAGGTATGATAATAGCTAGTAGCTCTATTAGAGATAATGAGGAAACAAAGGTTAATAAAAAATTATTTTCACTAGCAGTTGATATGTATTACTTAATTCCGCATATCCTTCAGTGTGTTAACTCTATCGATAAGTATACTAGTAATAATCCGCAAAACCTCGCTAGCTTATGTAAGTATACTACAATGAAAACATTTATA